AACGCCAGCCGCGTCCGAACGGCGCTGTCCAATAATCCAGAATCATTTCGATTCCGAGCGCCTCAGCATTAGACGAAATAGTTAGGAGGTCGAGCCACTCGACGGCGATAAGCCTTCCGTTCGGAACGCCTTTCGTGGACGTCTTTCGGTACGAGAGGTCTACGGCTCTTCCCGTTGCGTGGACGCTCATAGTGTCCTTGCCGCGCTTCGTACGGTTCGCGAACGTGCCGTTATTCCAGAGAGCACCATTAGAGCGGCGTTCGATTTGGCGTACGAAGGTGACGAGTCCGAGACGTGCCGCGTTCGTCGGACTAATCCCGTCCGCAATACCCGTATACGGACGCTTCTTCATTACTTCTTCTTCGGCTTAGGCGAAGAATCGCGGAGCGCAAACGCGTTGTCGATTTCTTCCTTCGTCAGTTTCCCGTCGATAGAAGCCTTCGCCAATTTCTCTACGACTCCAGCCACCGCGACGAATCCAGCGAGAGCGGCAGACTTCCAAACTTCGAGTTCAGGCGCGATAATCGCGCTACCCGTAATAATGCCGAGAGCACTCGAAACGAAAAGCGCCGCAATTCGTCCGAAAATGTCCTTAAATTTATTCATCTGAGCCTCCGTCTAAATACGTCATTACTACGTGAAATGTTATCGCAAGCGCGGTTATCCAGATACCTAAAGTCCGCGTAGAACCGCTAAGAGTTATCAGGACGAGTCCTGTTCCAGCCCACACCCAGACGTTCTCAGTTAGATAATTAAGCCATTTCATAGGATTCGCCTTCGAGGAGCAGGAAGAGGTGTTACGAAGAATACAGCAGATACCGCTACGACGGTACGCCGCTCCGCTACCGAAATCGTCGAGCCTGACGGAACGTAATCGTCATAGCCGCCTGCGAAAACGTTTACCTGTTGCTCGAATTCTTTTTTCGTTTCTTCTGCCGCGTCTATCGGCGGAGCGTAAAGCGTTGTCGTCGTTTCTTCTACGAGCGACGTCGAAGGAATCTCCTCTACGAACGTCGTCGTCGTAGACGCTTGGCTTGTCGTAGTCGTCTCAGGAATCGTGCTCGTCGTCGAGGTCGTCGTTCTAGGCGGAACTGTCGTAGACGCCTCTACTGTCGTCGTAGTGCTCGTCGAGGTCGTCGGAGATTCCGTCGTAGTCGTAGGCGGCTCTGTCGTCGTAGTGCTCGTCGAGGTCGTCGTAGTAGCCTCTGTCGTGCTCGTCGCAGGCGGAGGAGCCTGAGTCGTCGTAGTCGTAGACGGCGGCTCCGTCGTAGTCGTCGTAGTGCTCGTAGACGTCGTAGAAGCCTCCGTAGAGGTCGTAGACGGCTCTACCGTCGTCGTAGGAGCAGGCTCGCTAGTCGTAGTCGTAGACGGCTCCGAGGTCGTCGTAGAAGGCTCTACCGTCGTCGTAACAGGAACGGTAGTTGTCGTAGTCGTAGTAGTCGTAGTCGTAACTGAAGCGCCGTAACTCCACGAATACGGCTCGCTAGGAGCACCATTACGCCACGCTTCGCAGTCAGTCCACGTCGGATATAGACCAGCCTCGTAATCCGCTCGCGGCTGAAACATCTGCCACGACGTAGAAGAATTAACGAAACACGTCCACGTCGTATACGCGACTTCCGCACTCGCTGGAGCCGCTAACGCTAAAACGGCGGCAGGAAGAAAAACTATCGAACCGCTCCGCCATTTCATAGGCGAAAAGATTACAACGAAATTATTCTTCGACGTTTTCTATAGGTAATTGGACGAATACGTTATTAACTTCGTCGTAGATATCTCCAATGCCTGCGTATTTACCGCGAAATGTTGCGTTATACGAAGTCTGTTTCCAAACTCCACCAAGAATTCCACGTAGATATCCGATACCTATATTTTCCTGCTCTATACCGTTTTCGTCAATAATCACGTCGTTAGCGACGGCGACTACTCGAATTACTACGTTATTCTCGTCTAGTTCAGCGAAGTGCGCCATCACGATACCGTCATCGTTCCAACGCCGTTCCACACGAAGTAAGAGTACGAACCGCTAACGGTAGGAGTCGAAGAAGTCGCTCCTGTAGCGCTAAATGTTGCTCCTGCCGCAGTTGCGCTAGCGGTAAGCCAGCGCACAATAATGCGACCTGTTCCGCCGCTTCCGCCGCTAGCGGAATAACCGCCACCGCCGCCGCCACCGAAGTTAGCGGTGGCATTACCGCCAGCCGTTCCAGAGACACCTGAGCCATTACCTGCGTTCGTTCCACCTGAACCGCCTGTTGTACCGCCAGCACCTCCGCCGCCGCCCGCGTATGAACGAGAAGTTCCGTCATAGTCATTCGCTAACGCAGTTCCACCTGTGCCGCCAATGTTATTTGGCGTTGAGAGACCGTTCGTGCCTACGCTTGACTTACCACCGCCACCGCCTGCCGCACCAGCACCAGAACCGTGACCATTACCGCCTGCGAAACCTTGCCCTGATGTGCCTGTTCCGTTATTAGAAGCACCCGACGCCGACGCGCCGCCGCCAGAGCCACCTGAGTTACCGTTAGTCCAGAGTGCTGTTGAGGAGTTATAGCCGCCACCGCCACCGCCGCCTGTCGTCGTTATCGTTGCGGCGGCAACGACTAGCGAACTATTAGAACCGTTCGTTGCGGTGCCAGCGTTAGAAGCCGCACCCGCGCCGCCACCGCCGACAGTTACCGTATAAACAGAACCGCCCGAAAGAACGGTATCGCTAGCGACAAGCATTCCGCCTGCGCCACCACCGCCACCCATACTTCCGCCACCGCCACCGCCACCTGCGAGAATCATATAGTCAATGGCTATCGCCTGAACCGCTTTAGGAGCGCGTTTCGTCCAGCCACTTACCGCCGTTCCTGAGCGAGCCTGATTCCCGTAACGAGACACGCGTTCTCCTTATGCCGTAATTCGATTTACGTAGCCACCTATCATTACGACGTTCGCGGAAGCGGCGAACGCTCGAACGACGAGAGGAGTCGCGTTACCAACGATAATTAGACCAGCGACAACTAGGAATAGTCCTGACTCAGCAGTAATCGTCTGTTCGATAAGGTCATCTGGCGCGGTAGTTCCGCCGAACTCAATAGTAAGTTTTCGGTCAGTCGTATCCGAATTAACCGCGTAAAGCCAAACTTCGTCGATAGTCGTCGCGGTAGAACTACCCGTATGGATAGTCGTTCCAGCAGTAGCAGTAGCGGCGACTTTAATAAGTCTTCCGTCCGTCGAACCGCTTAACTTTATTTTGGAATACGTAGCCATATCTCTCCTTAACTAAATAGTTGTGACGCTAGAACGAGTTGGTCTGAGTCGTTAGTAATCCCGTAGGAAGTCCACGCGCTACCCGTGTAGTAATACAGCGTGTTATCGGCGTCGATATACGCGAACATACCTTCCGCCAGCGTCGGTTCTCCGACGCCGCCAAACGCGTTATCACGTGCCGTCGTCGTAGCGAAACGCATAATTACTTGGTCTTGGAGATACCCATTAACTTGCGCCGCCGTCAGGACGTCGCCACTCGCGAAAAGTTTTACGCCTAATCCAGCCATAGGCGTTTATGTTAGCGCATTATCGGCGTCGAGCACACCGTAGGTTGCGTCGTCAAGGATAAAGGCGTAGACGATTTCGGCAGGGGTGAGGCGAATCGTTACGACGTGCTGATTCGGATTCAGTCCGTGAGAAATGCCCTCTATTGCGTAGAACGCGGTTACGGAGGCAGGCGTACCCGTCGCATAGGTTCTAGTTATTTCGATTACGTTCCCGATTTCGAGCGCGAGCACGTCGAGCCGTTGCCCAGAGGTAAGCCGATTCATAGAAACCTGAAGTTCGTCGAAACGGTATACAGGCTGGCTATATCGGTCTAGGAGGGTATTCGCGAGCGTTAAGGCGTCGGCGTCGTCGGCTAGAAGCAGGTCAGAAATAGCGAGGGTAGATATCCCAAACTCCGTCTGCGAAGTCGCGTCGTCGGCGTTCTGGATAGTGCCGCCTTCCGTCTGAGCGGAAACGCGGTTATAAAGGAACTCTTGTCCGTAAAGCACCGCCAAAGAAGAATACGGTATTTCGGTTCCGTCGTCGGAGAACGAGGCAGAAGCCGTGATAAACGAGGCGGAAAGACGGTCAGTAAACGTTAGATAGCCGTCCTTCGAGATAAAGAGATAGCCCTGTTCGGCGTCCGCGATTCTCTGAAGATAGGTAAGCGCGTTCGTATTATCTCCGATTTGGTACGCGCCTAACGTCGCTACACCTGTATCGAGGTTCCTAGTAAGCACGGGATAGGAGACGGAAGTTAAATCTAAGATTCGTTCTACACGTGCTCCAGAGAGTTCTTCAGGCGGAGTAAACGCGGCTCCCGTCGTCGTATTCGCGAGAAGTACGAAATCATCTGACGTCGTAATAGCGACTTCCGAAAGGTTAAAGTCGTAGATTACGTCGATATCGGTAATACGTCCTACGTAGACAGGCTCGTTATCGAGAAGAACCGTTACCTTCCTTCGTGGCGTAACTCCAGAACGTCCTAGCGTCGAATTCCAATACGGCGAATCTTCGTTAATCGGGTCGAACCTTCTATCATTATTTAGAAGACGGAACTGAGCAGTACCAGCGCTAAAGTTCGCGAGTTGGTCAGAACGTCCACGCGTAACCGATACTTCGCGGCAGTAAGAAGAAACGTCGTCACCGAGAAGGCTTCCGTCGAGCGCGTTCGTATCGAGAACGCCTAACGAAGCCGAATCGAGCGTAAACGGATTAACAGGAAATCCGAGTTCCATTAAAACGGTTACAGACTCACCCCAAGGGAACGTAGTAGCCATTACGCCACCGCGAGCGGAAGAGCACCATTACGGCGCTGATAACGCTTCAGAGCGTCTACGATTTGGTCACCGATTTCCGCGCCGTCCGCGCCCATACCAGCGTTTACCGTAATCGAGATATTCGTACCTAAGCCTCCAGCACGATTAAGAGGAATTATGGCTTCTGGACCAGCCTCACCGACGAGTCCGAGTGTAGGACGCTTAACTATTCCACCACTAGCGAACATTTCGAAATTAAAACCGTAATTAGGAATTCGAACGGGAGGAGCAGGAGGAGCAGGAGGAGTAAGACGAGACGAAACCTCCGCCTCCGTCTGAGTCATCTCCTTCTGAGCCTTACGGACGATAGCCGCAGGCGTCTCTGCGCGAACCTTACGAAGTTCTTTCTCCGCCTCAATAAGTTTCTCGATAGCCGTACGCTCGTTATCGAGCGCGTCACGATACGCCTCAGACGCCTCTACTTCTGCCTCCTTCGCCTTCGTTAGCGCGTCGAGAGCCTCCTTATATTCGTCCGTTCCCTCCTTAGCGCCATTAACGATTACGTCATAGAGATAGTTCTGGCGGTTAAGTTCCAGCGTCGCGTCAGCCTGAGCCACCGTCGCCTCTTCTGCGGAAAGTTTCGCGTCAGCCAAATCGCGTTCCGCCTGCTCGATTTCCGCCGTCGTCGGAACCTGAGTACGAAGACGAGTAAGTTCCTTCTCGCTATCCGTAACAGCCAGATTCGCGTCACGAACCGCGTACTTAGCCTCCTGAAGCGCGATTTCCGCTCGACGAATCTCCTCTGGCGTAGCGTCGCCGCGAGTACGAAGTTCGGCTAGTTCTTTCTCCGCTTCCGCAACGTCGTAAATAGCCTCTTCGACGTCGAACTTCTTCTTCTGAAGTCCGATTTCGGCGTCCTCTACGTCGCGAACGCTTGGACCTTCGCGCAAGCGCTTTAGGCGCGTTTCGGCTTCCTGAATCTTCTTAACCGAATCCTCGACGTTCCAGTTAGCGCGGACGAGCGCTCTCTGCGCGTCCTCTACTGCTCGCGCCTGCTTAACGGCTTCTTTCGAATCTTTACCGTAGCCTTGCGTGACTCTATTAAAGTTCTCCTGAGCCTTAGTAACGGCTTTCGTCGCCTCTCCGAGTTTCTTAAACTCGTCGGCTACGCGCTTACGTGCGTCGAGTGCTCCCCGTTCGGCGGAGGTAACACCTTTAAGCGTGTCGGTATATTTCTTTAACTGTTCCTGAGCGATTTCGACAGGCGACTTACCTCCTCCTCCGCCACCACCACCGCCACCACCGCCGCTTTCCTCTTTACCTGCGGCTATACGTTCCGCGTTTTTCGCCTTCATAATGGCTTCCGTAACGTCCTTCACTTTCGTTACGGTATTCGCCGCCGCCGCACCGATACGTCCGAACGCTACTTCACCTATCTCGCCTAATTCGCCAAAGTTAATTCCAACTTTCGATAGTAAAGGACGAAAGAAGTTAATGGCTTTAATGACCAAATTTATTCCTTTAATCATTATGTTGGTCATAAATTCCCACGCCGCGATAGCCGCGTTCGCTACTGCGTGTACGACTTTTCGGAAACCTTCGAAACGAATATACGCCGCGACGAGAGCAACACCGACAGCGATAATCGCCGCTACCACGATTCCTATTGGATTCGAAAAGAGAGCGACGTTAAAAAGGTTCTGGCTAATCGTTGCGGCGATAGTGATTCCGCGAAGAATCGCGAACGCTGTTCCGAGAGCCAGCAGAAGGTCTACGAACTTATTTCCCTTACCGATTACGTTCAGGAGTTCGCCTCCGAGATACTTTAAGCCTGCTCCTAAACCTTTCTCTCCGACGATATTTGAGAACTCTTTAAGACGTGGAAGAAGTTGGTCTTGTAGGAATCCGAGAACGTTTTTAAATACGGGAAGGAGTGCCGTACCTAATTCGGCTTTAACGTCCTCGAACGTCGCCTTCACGATTCGCGTCATATTCGCTACGCCGTCGCTCGTACGAGCAAAATCGCCTTGCGCTAGAGCGGAATCCTTCATAATGAGCGAGTACGCGGCTTGCGCTTTAGCGGCGATAGGAAGCGTTCCTTTCGCGCTCTTAATGAGTCCTAGACTCATAGCCTCTTCCTTCAGGCGTACGTCGTTAAGCGCGATACCGAAACGCTTAAGAGGTTCCGTCTCTCCTGAGAGTCCAGAACGGAGCGCTAGGAAAACGTCGTCAATATTCGCGTTATTAAACGAGGCGAGGTCTGCGGCGAGTTTTACGAGCGTCGTACTCATCTCCTGCGCTGGAGCCTGCCCGATACCGAACGCTTGGAAGAGATTTCCGTACGTGCCTGTGGCTTCTAGTGCCGCCTGTTTCGAGATACCGAGATTCGCGGCGGAAGTGTTAGCGAAGTTAATAACGGCTTCGGAAGACTGACCGAAGACGACGTTTACCTTCGAAAGTGATTCTTCGAGAGCGGAGCCAGCGTCTACTAACTGTTTACCGATAACGCCTGCGGCGATAGCGGCGACTCCTGCGACCTTCCCAATGTTTTTTAGAGCAGTAGTAACGCCTTTATCGAGCGTACGGAACGCGAACGTCGCCTTATTCCCTGTACCTTCTAACTTCTTAAAGTCGTTAATCGCCTTATTTATGCCACGACTATCGAACTGCGAAATAATTGGAACTACGACAGCCATTTAAGATTCCGTTTCTCTCTCGCTACCGAACTGACCGCTACTACGCCGAACTTGCGCGGAAGCGCGGTCTGACTGTAGTTGTCTCTGCGAAATAGTTCCACCAGCCAATTTCGCGGACACCATTTTTTCCGTAGACGCGAGACTCGTAGTAATCGCTCCAAGCACCTGAGCGAAGTTCTCGTTTACCGTTTTCCACATAATACGAGACGCCTTCGGTTCGAAGCCTGCCGTCGTAAACGACTTAACGATAGGAAGGTTCGCCTTCCGTGCTCCTGCGATATCGAGAATCACGCCGCCTGCGTCCTTCTGCCTGAGTCGAAGAATCGGAACCTGACCAGTCATACGGTTCGCTCGTCCGCCGAAAACGGAAGTAACACGGCTCCTAACCTTCGAACCGTCCCAGTACGGGAACCTCGACGCGCCTCTACGCTCTGGCGTCGTATGCCAATAGCCGATAGGAGGCTTCGACGGGAATTGGACGCGAGCACGGCGAACGAGTTCGTCCGCAGGCGCTTTAATGCCCTTACGAATCGAGTTATACAGCGTTCGGTCTAGGTAATAGAGTTCTTTAAGCGTTTCGCCTAGTCCGTAAACGTTTACTTTCGCGCCAGCCATACGAGTATGTTACTCGACTACGCGAGTTCTCCATTTAAAAGCGTGATACGCATTTACGCTTCCATAAATTCCTGCTCCGAGAAGAAAGCCGTATTGACGCGTAGTAATCGCGAATATCACCCAGAGGCACTCGTTAAGGAACGCGATAAGCCAGCCGTACCATTTCCCTTTCCCGATAACGAAGAGAGCAGTAACGCCGATAATCGAAAGTAAATACGGCATTACCCGAAACCTTTACGACGCGCTTTCTTCTCCGCCTGTGCTTTCTCTTTCAGATAATCCGCTATTGCGGTAAGCATTTCGGGAGACTCAGCGAGCAGTACGGACGGCGCTATTCCCGTCTCAACGGCGAGAACCGCTATTTCGTAGTGGGCTGAGTTCCGTCCAAAGGGTCTGAAGTCTGCTCCGCAGGCTCGACGGATTCGACGGAGTTAATCCACTCAGGGTCGAAGGCGATAGTCGTCTTCTTCTGCCGCTTCAGGCTATGCCACGCAAGCCACGCGAGGTCAGTAAGACGTAGTTCGCTATCGAACTTCGTAACGCTCTTATTCCACGTACGTTCGAACGAAACGAAGTCACCGAATACGGCTTCTACGTCTTCCGTCTTTCCGTCGAGGTACTTAACTCGTAGAGGAATTTTCATTACTGCTCCTTCTTCTTAGTAGTTAATTTCAGGCGGTTGCCTTCGCGAGAGTTCCACCCGTAAACGTGAGTTCGGTCATAGCCAATTCACCAACCGCGCCCATAACAGGCGTATGAGACGCCAGAAATGCGTTAGAAATCGTATATGACGGGTTTGTGGCAGACACCGCGCCGCTCGTCGGCTTAATCACGATAGTCGTGGTCGTTCCGACGAGAGAGTAAATGGTGGCTTCGACGTTCGTAGCGGCGAAATCCTGCTGGAACGAAAGTTCGCAAGAGATGTTCTGGAGTCCGCCAGCGAACTTATGCCCTGAATCTCCGAAGGCTGTGACTTCGACGGAATCGACTTCGTATGTGAGAGTGACGCTGTTTGCGCGGTTGCTCAGGTCTACTGAGTTCACCGTAATACTTGCGTTAGTAAGAACGAGTTGCGCCATAGTAGGTCACTTTTCCTTTACTGCTTCGTCTGATTTCTTGGACTCTTTCAGAACTTCGATATGTCCGCCCTGAAGAAGTGCCTCAATGTTAGCACCTGAAAGGTCGTTCTCGTCAATAAGGTCACCAGCATTTTTACCAGCGAGACGTTCCGAAAGAACTTTAAACTTCTTCATAATTCGTGCTCCTAAGCGTGAACCGTTATCGTCGTTTGGATTTCTAGAAACTCCGCGCCGTCCTGTTGGAGGCTCGAAACGTCCGCACTAGATGATACCACTAGCGAAGCGGCTACGCCTCCTAGTGTCGTATCTGCTTCGAGTGCCGCTCGAATACTTTTCGCTCCAGAGTAGGAAAGGAAGTCGTCGAGAAGCGCGTGAGCCGTTCTATCGGTATATCGTCCGACGACGACGTGGATAATCCATACCATTTGGACGTTACCGCCACCGAACGCACGGTGATAGATAACGCTCGAAAGAGAAGGGTAGGCGATAGGCGGATTAACCTGTTCAGGCTGATACGAGAACGTACGGAGTCCGCTAATCGTCGCGAGTCGCGTCTTAATACCGTCCGCGACTTGCGATACCGTCGCAGGCATTAAATCGCTCCAAAGACGCGATAAGGCGCGAGAAGGTCACGCACGTCAGGGTCTACGGCACGTACCTGAATAGCCATATCTCCGAAACCGACGACTCCTAGAGCCGCGTTATAGCGACCAAAGCCGCGAATAGAGAGCAGTAGGCAGGCTTCGCGAACGTCGTTCGGTATCGAAGGGAAACCGAAAGTTCCTGTAAGTTCGATAGTAGGACGCGGCGGTTGGTAGAGGAACGGAAACGATTTCGCGCCTTGTGCCGTAATGCGCGTATATGGTCTGCCCTGAAGAGCGACGTCCGTTGGCTCTAGGTAGTAATCCGAAGCGCTCCACGTCGTCGCAAACGTGCCGTCACCTGCGGTATCCGTCTTTAAGACGAGTCCGTTAGCGGTAGCGAGGTCAGGAATCCCAACGGAGAACTCGTCTACGGGAAATAACTTAATCGTCTTCGTTGTCTGATAGAAGAAACGTCCGCAGTAACCGTCGATTCGACGCGAAGCGCCTTCTACTGCTTTCTCTAGAAGAGTATCGTCCGTGTTATCGGTAAGACGAAGAACCGCTTTAACTTCCGTAAGCGTACAGTAGCCGTTAGTTATAGCCACTACTCGCCTCGTTTCTTAACGCGCTTCCTTACCGCTCTCTCGACGACAGGAGTATTCGTAGCCGTTTCTTCGACTTCGATTCCATAGGCACGAAGAGCCGCGTCTACTTGCGCGATACGCGCCGTAAGACCACGACGAACGTACCCTTCGCGCTCTAGAAGAAGTGCGGCTACTGCTCTCTGATTACTCATACGTTCCTTTCGAAGTAGTAGAGCCTGACGGCGTTCTACTCGCCGCCAGACTCTACAACTTTACGACGTTAGAACGTCGGGGTGACCAGACCAGTTCCGCCGACGAGCGCGAAAGCGTTCGGGTAGCGGTTAGCGGTGTAGGCGCTGTAGCCGTAGACCACCATAGTCACGTCGAGTTCCGCCGCCTTCGGCTGTTCGAAGCGGAGCATCATCGGAGCGCCGTCGCCCATTTCCCACAGGTGCGACTCTTGCGAGTTACCGACGATAATGACGTCCTCGTTCGAGCCTGCGCCGTTCGTGGTCGTCACGTTCGCGTCGGTCAGCACGGGGAATCCAGCGATACTGTAACCGCTATTTCCGTAGACGACGCCGCCGTTACCGACGACAGGTGCGTTCGTTGGACCGTTCGCGGTAGGAACGGCGAGCGGACGCTGGGTGGAATCGACAGCCGCCAAGATAAACGCGAGGCGGCGTGGGTGCATAAGGATAAAGTTTGGACCTCCGAAGAAGTTCGTCTGAATCCTCTGAACGCAGTCGAGAAGTTTTGGATAAAGTTCGCCAACCGTAGGTGACGCGTCGGTGTAGGTAACGACCTGCGTAACGGTGTTGGTGAGCGAGGTCACGATGGTCTCGTCCAACTTCGTGTGGTAAGCCGAAACGAGGTCAGCCATAACGAGCGAGTCGATATTGGTACCGCGCTCCAACGCCTGACGTGAAACGTTCTGCTGACCAGCGATAGTGACCACCGAAACGTCCAACTTCGTGTCGTCCATATTGGTCTCTTGGACGGCGGCTCCTTCGCTCTGGCTGGCGACGGCGGTTCCAGTCGTGACCTTCGAAATCGAAATGGTCAAGCCTTCCGCAGGGAGTTCGTGCTTGCGCGAGATATCCGCGAAAGGACGACCAGCACGTGCGAACGGAGCCGCGAGTTCGGTCAGGAACTGCGGAACGACCAAGCCTGCGAAGTTCGCGGAGGTCACGTCGCGGCGCTCAATACGCTCCTCGTTCATATGGCGCGAGAGGCGCTCCTTAGCGGCGAAGTCGTTATGGAACTGCGCGGCGAAGGCGTCCGAGACGAACGAGTTCTTCGAGTGCTTCGAGTAGGTGCGCTCTTCGTGCTTCACGCGAGCAGGAGCCGTAGCCTCTGCGATTCCGTTCGACTTACGAAGTTCTGCGGCTTCTGCCGAGCGCTTCTCCAGTTCGACGTGCTTCGAAATCTGCTCGTCGAGCGAGCGAACCTCGTCGAGAATCGCGCTAACTTGCGCGTCCTCTTCGGTGCTCAGGTCGCGAGCGTCGTTCTTCGCGCCTTCGATAAGAGCGTCAGCCTTTGCGAGAGCGGCGGAACGCTTTTCGGTGAGTGTCTCTGAATACTTCATAGTGAGGAATCCTCCGTAGTTGTAGGGAATTTTCTTCAGTGAAGTATTCGAGTGCGAGTATCGCGGCTCTACTTCGGCTGACTGATTCGTGCTCTCGCTACTTCTTTCGAACGTAGACGAGTGAACGAACTTGGCTCAATGTTAGTCGTTTCGTTAGCGGTTCGCAACTCAGCCACCGTGCTTTCGTAGGCAGGGTAGGTCACTACGGAAACGTCGTATAACTGAACCTCGCGGAGTTCGCGAACCGTCCTATCGGAGTTCCACGAATCCTTAATAGTCCTAAAGGCGAAACTCATCTGAGAGAGGTCGCCGCGCTTTAGAGCACTCATAACGCGAGCGGCGTCAGGGTTGGACGGGTCTAGGTTGGCTTCGACGCGTAGACCACGCTCGTCTTCCTGAAGGCTAAGAGTTCCAGACTTCGTACGAGCGAGCGGCACTCCTTCGTGGTCGATAAGAAGGCGAACGTCCGCGCCGTCCTTAATCGTCTTCGTAAACGCGCCGCGCTTAACGTATTCGACGAACGGCATTGGCTCCGAAGGAGAATCGAAGACGGACGCGTAGCCAACGAGGGTAGAGCCTTCGCCTTCTGCTCGTAGTTCGAGGTTCGTATACGCGACGGAACGGTTCTCGCTATCGGATTTACTCACCCACCTCACTTCGATTTCGTTCGCCATAGAACTTTCTCTTTCCGTTTCCAAACTGTCCTCATACTCTAAATGAGTATCTTCGTCTTCCGCTACTGCTCGCTCCGATTTCGAATACTTCGGGTGATTCGGATTTAGAAGGTCGTTATCACTTACGTAGTTCGGATTCTTTGGTGTACCAGTTCTCGATAACTGAAGGAACGCGTTTACTCGCGCCATAGCCCACTGTGCTCGACCAACCCCAGGTCTGTGCGAAGTAGAGAACGCGCCAGCGCCACGACGATAGACGGCTTTTAATGCGCCTAACGTAACGCGAGTCCACTCAGGCTTATCGTCCTTTTCCATTCTGTCGTTATGCTCTTTAACCTTATTTTTAAGAGTCGTTTCCGTTGCCTGACTTATCTCGATAGAGCCAGATTTATCTTTAGCGGAGCCAGAAGGATTCTCGTCGCTACCTTTAATTTGGTCTTTCTTCGGGGCTGGAGCGCGTCCTTCGAGTGCTTCCTGAATCCATACGTCGTTCCTGCTATCTAGTCTCTCTACTACTCGTTCCGCATAGGACTGAGCACGGCGAGCGCTCTCCTTCGAAGAGCCGCCTCCCCAGAGAAGCATTGCGACGAGTCCAGCCGTAATTTCGCCTTCTCCTACGGCGTCGAGGTCTACGATATGCCGCGCTATCCAAGGCGCTATTTTCCGCCACTTACGTTCGGTAATCGTTCCAGCCGCCATAGCGCGAGCGTCCTCGACAGTCTGCGGCTTTAATCCGTCTCCTGAATATCCTTCTTCGTGTAAACGAAGTCCTCTACGAGCAGAAGCGCGCATAAATTCAGGCGCGGAGATATCGACGGCGCGAGATTCGTACTCCATAGGCTCTTCTTCTGGCTCTGATTCGAGCGGAATCGGCTCCGACGTAGGTTCCTCCTCTAGTCCTTTAATGAGTCTTTCTGAGATAATCCAGAACTTACAGATACCTTCTGGCGCGATATCTCCAGCGACGATTTCGCAGGCTCGACCACCTTCGTAGAAGACGCAATTCGCGCAAACTAAACCTTCGTCCTTAAACGGAGATTCTTCGACGTAATGCGCTCCTTTCGCTCCTGCTCCCTTATCGAATAGCCCGAATTCTTCCGTAATGCCCTCTAGGACGTCGTAAAGCACGTTCTGAAACGGCGTTAAACCTTCCTCTCCGTTTCGTTCCTCTTCCTCGTAGGCGGCTTGTACCGCCGCAAAGTGCGCCTGAGCCTCTTCGAGCGTCGCGTGGCAACCGCCGCCAATAGGCGTCCTTTCGCCTTCTTTAACGACGGCGTAACCGCTACAGCCTTCAGCGTTAGAAAGAATCTCGTACGGCATATCAGTCCACGTCTGGCGTCATAACGCGAACGTCTACCGTATCTGCGGCTACGACGGCGTAAATAGTTTCTTTAGAAGGAACTTCGAACTCGATAGGACTCGTATGTTTCTCCGTCTCTAAACCCGTAGACGTAGTAACCGAAGAATTACCGAGATAGACGGACGTGTTAGCCGTTACGTGAACATACACCTTGCGGTACTTATCGTCGGCGGCGACGAGAAGCGTCGGAGAAGTGCCAACGGTAACGGATACGGATTTCATTGGGGCGGCTCCGCGTCGGTTCCGATATCAGCAGTAGCGGCAACGTCCGAAACAGGAAGCGCCATAACGAACTTATCTCCGCCTTCGAACGGTTCTTTATTCTCGATAGCGCGAGCCTCGTTCGGTGTAAGAGTTCCCGAACTAATCTGAATCTGTTGAGCACGAACGCGAGTTAGTAAGTCAGCGCGTTGGAATTCGTCCGTATTAAAACGAACCTTCTGACCTAGCGGAAGCATTTCCGATAGTGCGTCCTCAACTCGACGGAGCCACGGGAGCAACGTATAGCGCACGAAGTTAATACCTGCGCTTTCTACGTTCTGATAAGTCTGCGAATCTCCGCCGCTTCCGTTAATCATATGGAGCGGAATTCGATACGCTCTCGCGATATCGCGAACGAGTGCTTCGCGGTGTCCGAGCATTTCCATATCTGCGGCGCTCGTAAGAATCGGACGCCACTTTAAACCGCTCGTAAGAACGGCAGGACGACGGTGTTTATAGTGAGAGTCTTCCCACTGCTGACGAATCAGTTCCGCCTGCTCCTTAGTAAGAGCCGTATCTGTTTCGAGAACGCTCGAAGGAGTAGCGCCTTCGCCGTAGAACTGCGAAAGGAATCTATCCATAGCGATACTCATACCGATAGTGTTCCGAAGTGCCTCTAGAGGCGAGATAGAACGGCGCTGATTCGGTAGGCGTAGCCAATGGATAGAGCGAATTTCGCCGTCGAGATACTCGCGCTGATTTATTTTATAGAACTCGTTTCCTTCGTCGTCGAGCACTACCGCGACTTTATGAGGGTGGATATTCCGCATTTCTAGCGGCAATTCTCCAGCGCGGCGAGGAGCGTAGACGTAATCCGTTCCGTGAAGCGCGAGCGTTACGACCATTTGGTGAACGAACTCGAACATAGTCTGTTCGCTATTCGGACGAATAAGAACCGAAGGCGTAGGAAGTTTTTCGATACGTCCGCCTCTATCGCGAGTAAGTTCGAGCGGCATAGACGCAACCGAATCCGCGATAAGAGTTACCGACGCGAGCACGGCGGAGACGGCGAACGCCGAAGTCTCCGTGACGATTTCCCCTGAATAGTTCGGGAAGTAAGGACGCGCAGAAATCTGATACGGGTCGATACTCGTCGGAAGAGCACGTTCTTCACGCTTTTTCCAAAGACTCACGCCAGAATTCCTCCGAGAACGATAAGCAGTACGCCGCTAGTAATAACCGCCGCAGGAATCGAGAAGGCTCCTACGCCGAGGACTACAAGTATGCCACCTAAAACTTCGGCTGTCGTGGTAAGTACGTTTCTCATTTCCATATGTCCATAATCGTAGGCGCTTCTATGATACGCGTTTTAGTCGTCGCTCTATCGAGAGCCATAACGAGCGCTATCGCGGCGTCGATTTTCCTTCGACTCTTCCCCTTCGAAAGACGCCAACCGTTATCGGTCATACGTTGCGCCGCCGATAGAACTTGGTCAGTAAACGTCGGAGAACCGTCGTGCGCTATCTTCCCGTTTACGATTAACTCGTAGGCGTTACCGCAGGCAGGAACGAGACGAGAAGACGTCTGCGGATACTCGACCATAGGTAAACCGTCGTCCGAAAGTGCTTCCGCCGAACGCTGAAAGTACGCAGGGTCGTAAACGAATTCCCTAACTTCGTACGTCGTATGGAGTTCCCGTAGGTAGTGCTCTACCGCCGCGATATCTACGCCTTCGTCCTGCGGTTGCCAAATCTTCGCGCTAACGACTATCCGCGTCTCCTGCTGTTGCGCGATAACTACCGCTATCGAGTCGTGTTTAAGCGCCATATCTATTCCAACGTAAACGGGAAGTTCGACGTCTAGAGCCTCTTCAGAAACGCAACGTTCCCACGCGCCAGCAGGAAGCCACGACTCCTGAGCGCGCACCCACTGATTTAGACGCCAGCGACGGAACGCGCTTTCAGACGTCTGTTTAACCGCCGTCTCGAAGTCTTCGAGCGAAAGGAGTTTCTCCGAGATATTCGGATTCGCGGTACGCCACGCGGCTTTATCGTTCAGGTCGCAGTCAGGCGGAGCCTCCCACCACCAAAAGCCGTAGGACTCGTCTACGACTTCTTTCGCCGCGCACCTCTTCCCGTAGTCGTAAAGTTCGCCGCAGAGCGAAGAAAGGTCATAGCCTGCCGTCGTAATCGAGACTACGAGCGGCTCGATACGTGCTCCGCTTCCTAGCGTCATTTGGTCATAGAGGTCGCTACTTCCCTGATTCCATAACTCGTCGAAGAGCACTAGAGACGGATTAAGTCCAGCCTGAGAACGGAACTCCGACGAAAGAACGCGGAAGATAGAACCGAAGCGCGGCATTTCGAGCGCGTCTCGATAAACCTTACACTCCTTCGAAAGAATCGGACTCGACTGAATCTGCTGTTTCGCCTCGTTAAAAATAATTCGCGCCTGTTGCCTATCTCCTGCGACGGCGTAAATCTCCGCGCCTGCCTCGCCTGCGACGAGTCCATAGACGGCGATAGCCGAACCTAGAAGGCTCTTACCCTGTTTACGAGGAAGCCCGATAAGCGCTCGACGATAACGAAGACGTCCGTTCGGACTCCGCTCGTAGAGAGCGCGAAGTAGCCACTTCTGCCACGCGGTAAAGGCGAGCGGCGCTCCTGCCCTATTCCCTTTTAGAACCGTGAAATGGTCGAGAGCGAACTGAATTATCTCGTCGCCGTCCGAAGGCTTATAAAGGCGAGGCGTGTAAAACGTCGGCTTCCACTTACTCGACGGCTCTAGCACGTTTCGCCGCGATACGTTTATGGAGGTCTGCGAACTCACTCGACTTTACTTCTCCTACTCCGAGATTCGCTCTGTCTGTAGGACTGAATCCTATCTGACCTAGCAGTTTGGCTATCTGATTATCTAACTCTCTTAATCCTCGACGCTCTCTCCAAGCGTCAGGCTGAGAAAGAACGCGAGCACGTAACTGAACTCTCTCGTCGAGAAGTTCGCAAGCCATAAGGACAAGTTCCGCGTCGATAGAAGGCTTCAGCCACGGTGCTCCTCCCGTCCAGACTGCGTTCCAAAGACGAGTGCCGTACGGCGAAAGTTTCCTATGCGGCTCTGGAATATCTCCGTTCGCGACAGGAAGCGCGATTACGTCAGCCGTAGGAAGTTTCCTCTTCCCTAGATTCCCTAGCCGTATCTTCTGCTCGACAGGCTTAGGACGCCTTCCGCTTCCCTTCCCTCCCACTAGCGGCTCCCTCGAAGGAGCAGGATTCGTGGTGACGCATACCCTTCCGTGAAAAACGCCGAAAATCCGTAAAAGCCTTTATTCATAAGGCTCCGAGAATACTTCTTTTTACGCGGCGACGTGTAAAGAGA